CTAAGGGGGCAACGAAAGTAAAGTATTCAAAGCATATGGAAGGAAAGGCGGTAGACTTAGCCCCCTACCCAATTGACTGGGAAAACAGAGATGGTTTTCATTATATGGGTGGAATGATTAGAGGTATAGCTCATCAATTAGGCGTTAAGGTTCGTTGGGGTGGAGATTGGGATTCTGACGGAGATGTAAAAGATAATGGGTTTGATGATTTAGTTCATGTGGAGATATTAGATTAATGGCTAAACAGCTTTACACTATAAAAGATTGGTCTGGTGGAATAAATAATAGGAAAGACCCTAGGGATATATCAGAAAGAGAGTTTTCGTATATATCAAATATGTCTATTGATGCATTAGGTAAAATTAAATCAATAGGTGGTTTATATGATGCACTTGCTGATTCAGATGGAGATACAAGTTCAACTCCATTAACCTATTATATAGTATCTAGAACTGCTGGCATAGAAAATACTGGTGGGTACAATGCTTTTTACTTTGAGTCAGACCATAGTAGGGATTCTGAAAATAATATAGAAGAAACAAAATCAGGAACTGCGTTAGCCATTGGAACTAGTGTTGGAAATATTAATTTTGTACAAGTTCAATCTAGAGTAGATGTGCCTCAAGCAGGCCCAGAAGGTAGTGGCTTATAATGGCTATACCATCCGAAAGTTATTTTACTTTAGTTGGCGGTCTTAATGCTGAAAATAGCACTATATATACTAACAATTTAATTAAAATAGGTGATACCGTAAAGATAAGTGGGACTGTTTCAAACAATGGAACATTTACTGTTGCAGATATAGTTTCTACTGCAAATTCAGCCTCAGGTCTTGGAACTACTTTTACAGATAGTACTTGCGATACAAATTCAGATACTAGTGTAAGCCATAATGCTAATGCTCAAATAATAGCAGGTTTATCTGTATCAGGAACTGGTATACAAAGCGGTACGTTTATTTCTAGTATTACAAATTCAACTTCATTTGTACTAAGCAAACCTGCTACTGCTACTAATAATAACGTAACTCTTACTTTTGGAGATATGGATATATATTATGTTCTTAAAGGTGGAACACTATCAAATGAAAGTTCTGCTGGTTCTACAAATCCTAAGATAGAAGTTGTAAGAGCACCCGGTGACAAACTAGTTGCCCTTGGAGATGCTGAAGAGAGTAATGGTATTGACGTATGGTCTGATAACGCAACTACAGATTATGTTGGTATTAGCCCTGCTAGTGCTAATGGATGGGAAGAAAACGCAATTACTCCAACAATAAGCGGAAGTGCATCTAAGTTTGTATTTCATTTTATTGATGAAGGACTAAGAGTGTGTGATTCAAATGACCAAAATACAAGTTTAATAAAGTTTTATGGATATATACAAAGACAGCAGTTCAATAATGAAAAGGGATTAATATTTGCAGAGTGGCAAGAGCATCCCAATAACTTAGCAAGTCCTAAGCTAGGTTCTGGTGAGTTTACTTATTGCTATGGTCATTCAACGCATACTGGAAACAATAATG